TACGCCAGCAGAAACTCCGGCACCCACGCCAGCAGAAACCCCGGCAAGTACGCCAGCAGAAACTCCGGCGCCCACGCCAGCAGAAACTCCGGCAAGTACGCCAGCAGAAACTGCAACACAGACTCCAACACAAACTGCAACCCAAACTCCAACCCAAACTCCAACAAGCACACAAACACCGACATCTAGCGCAACCAACACACCAACACCTACCGCAACTCAAACAGCAACACCAACCAGTACTGCTGCTCCTACACAAACACCGACATCTAGCGCAACCAACACACCAACACCGACATCTACTGCAACCAACACACCAACACCTACCGCAACTCAAACAGTAACTCCGTCTAGAACTCCATGTCCTACTATTGTTCCATCAGCAACACCAAAACCTTTCCCATGTGATGACTGTGGGGTTGGTGTGCTTGAAATGGACAATTCGTTTGTGCGAAGCGTGTGCGTTGGATTCATGCAAGATGATCCTACAACTGCTGTATGTAACGATATCAATACAATCGGACTATGCAGCAATGAGTACGGAATTGAAATTGAATCATCAGAAACTGATGGTATTTCAGGATGCAGCACTCTTGATTATAACATTGAAATTGGAACAAGTGATCCAGTTTACTCTCCACTAATTCCAATTGTGTTGGATCGTACTTGGAAAAAGTACGAAGTAACTCTAGAGGTGCCAGATGTTGATGGTAAAGTAATCGGTAACAATGGTGACGATTATCTTGGAGTTTACTTTTGGACTCAGATGGAGCGGAGTGACAATGACTGCCCTGATATACTTTTCCGTTCTGCAATTTCCTCTCCTAGAAACACTGATGATCCATTTATCTCTGAGCCTGGAGCAGCAGATGGATGTAAACTACTTGCACAATACGCTTGCGAATGTGTGAATGGTGTTTGCTCTTGCTGTGTTGTAGAAGTCAAATATAGCGCAAACTGCTGTGGATATAACTCTGAATCGGGTGGACTGATTTACAGTAATTCTTGTGGTCCTAGTGGCACTTGTACCAGTACTGGACAGATTTCAATTGATGCAGCAAGTATAGCAGAACAAAAGTGTTCTGAAGCACCTGAGTGTTGCTTTAACAACTCAACAAACACTATTGGAAATTGTTCAGGTGGTGGTATATGCACTTGCCCACCTTGCACGAGTACTTGGCTTAGTGAAATTGATTGGTGTGCTGAAATTGGTAATGTTTGCAGTGGGGCTTGTTCTACAACCATAGAACCTTCTCAATCCGGCACTCCACCAATTACTCCAACCCAAACTATAAGCGGAACCCCCGGCGGCACACCAACACCAACCAATACACCTCTTTCAACCAATACACCTACACCATCTCTGACACCCCCGAAAACTGCAACACAGACTCCAACACCAACCAATACACCTCTTTCAACCAATACACCTACACCATCTCTGACACCCCCGAAAACTGCAACTCAGACTCCAACACCAACCAATACGCCTCTTTCAACCAATACACCTACACCAACTCGGACGCCTCCGAAAACTGCAACTCAGACTCCAACACCAACACAAACGGCTACTCCGACTGAGACACCGACACAGACTCAAACACCAATAGAAACGACTACTCAGACTCCAACTCCAACAGAAACGGTTACACCAACTGAGACACCGACACAGACTCAAACACCAATAGAAACGACTACTCAGACTCCAACTCCAACAGAAACGGTTACACCAACTGCAAGTGTAACTGCACAAATCACTAATACACCAACACCAACTCAAACACCAACAGAAACGGCTACTCCGACTGAGACACCGACACAGACTCAAACACCAACAGAAACGGCTACTCCGACTGAGACACCGACACAGACTCAAACTCCAACACCAACCAATACACCTCTTTCAACCAATACACCGACACCGACTCGGACACCCCCGAAAACGGCAACTCAAACTCCAACACCAACCAATACACCTCTTTCAACCAATACACCTACACCAACTCGGACGCCTCCGAAAACTGCAACACAGACTCCAACACCAACCAGTACTGGTACACCGGCTAACACTCCAACTCAGACACACACTCCAACCCATACTCCAACCCATACTCCAACACCTTCTCCATCCATGGCGCCCCGCACGGAAGCGCCAATACTTTCTCCTTGCATTGGAGCATGGGAATCCTTTGTGTATCGCGGTGTGGTCAGTCTTGCCAGCGTTCAATTGGAAGAAGGAGATACAGCAAACGAGTTTGCTTACGAAGATCACTACAAGACATTGGAAAAGTGCCAGAGATTCTACGAGGTTGGAACCAGTTCTGTCACAACAGTAACTGACGGCACAAACGCAGCAGTCGGTGTGTTCAAAGTTGTGCAGATGAAGCGCACCAAGAGAAACAAGCCAGATATCTTTGTAACGATTGATGAAAGCACAGGACTCATTGAAACTCTAGACATTGGACAACTCGACCAACGCAAGTTTGTGCTTGAAGTGGGAGTTACTGGTTCGCAAGCAGGAGTTCGTCGTGTCAAGTTTAATTGGATTGCTGACTCAGAAATCCCGATGTACAACAATGTACAGATCACGGAGGAAGGATCTGTAGGCAGAACCACTGATATCTGTGCAGAAGAAACTGCGTGTCATCTTGCTCAGACCTGCAAGGTGGTATCTGAAGATGATCCTTCATGCGGAACGGTGCCTGGTTTCCAACCAAGAACAGCGGCTCAGGAGGGCCTTCCACAAAATACCTTTAAGATGTTCTTCTCCGAGATTCCATCAAAGGATATGGATGCAACATATGCTAATGATCTTGAAGAAATGTATGGTGGACTCATGCATTTCTTCTACGACCACTCTAATGAAATGTGGCCATATGCGGTTGGAGAACCACTTGCAGGACAAACTGCTGTAGGTAACTCTATAGGAGGAACTGACCCAAGAAACCATTACTGGATTATGATTACTGGTCCTAGATTTGATGCGCTCGGCCGTCCATGTGATCCTGCTGGTCCAGACGCAAGTGATGGAACTGGTGGTATTTGGAGTGCTGATCAGAACTGGTCTGTGTGGGATGCTGAATCTCAACTCAAAACCAACCGATCATTCCGTGGAAGATCAGGATTTAGTTTACCCGGTAGTTTAGGGGATAACTCAAACATTCAAGATAGTAGAACCTTTGCTGATTACACAATTAGCAATCTTGACTTTGAGTTCCAATTCAGAGCATTACTGCCATCGTATTTCAGAACCAACAATTCAGACTATACGGATTGGATACAAAGAGGCTGTACGGGTCCTGACAACTGTCCAGACGCAAAGCGCATAGATCCATTGCTAGAGGAATCAAAGGATTACATCTATCACCAGTTGAGCGGTACTAGTGGAGAAAATATCGTTGTAACTTACCGCACGATAGTAGAGAACATGATCGCACTTGCAAGATATGTTCAGAATGCACCAGTTTCTGATCTACCGCTTGCAGGTAAACCAACTGGATACTATGGATTCCCACATATTCACCTATGGGGTCAACCCATTGCAAGAGACAACGAAAACAATCCTATCGCAGTTGGATACCATCAACTGACCTCTGAGCAAAGAGAAGCACTCAAAGATTTCTCATACAACAGACTTGAACCAATCATGTTGGCATCAGACTATTTGCAACCAAGTTTGTATAACCTGTATACTCAGGCATTCTTGGGAAATGGTACTGTGGGTAACATCAACGATCAAGATCCCACAGGAGAATACTACTCTCCATTCTTCAAGAAATCTCCGTGGGGTGGTGCTACACAAACACAGGAAAACTGGGAAGCCAATAACAGAGATCTACTTGAAATCGCTAAGAGAGCAGGCAAACCAGTCTATCCAGCCATCTCTACTTTGTTGTGGGGTGCGGGTCAGGTCATCGAACATGGAGGAGAGTATCATGGATGGCATTTTACTACGATGTGTAATCCTGATTGTACCGGAGTAGCAGGCAGGGCACCATCAGGTGTGATAGGAAACTGCTACGAAGATTGGAGATGTTGGGACAAAGTATTACCCATCCAAGACTTTATTGCTACCCAAATTAAACCCATCATTGAAATGGGCGGAGATGGTGCATCATACTGGTGGTCGCCTTCATATTGGCAAAACCTATCTGCTGCAAGAACTAGAGAAATGGGAGATTGGTGGACTGTATTTACTGATATCAACCCAAACATAACTCAGTACGATATCACCGCATTCCCAACATCAATCACGGGACCAGATGGAACTCGTTGGAATTTTTCAGATGCTGAAGACATATCCAAAATTGCTCGGTGGTACTATATCCTTGACACATATCCGCTTCTTATGAGAAAAGAAATTGAACGACTTGGAATGAGCAATCCAACAATCACCACATGGATCAATTCGTACCCACAGACAGATGGATCATCGGCGCAACAAGGTCATATTTACCAATATGATAACAGGTTGTTCTTGCCAGAACGACAACAGTATTTCAACAATCGGCATTTGGTCAGAATGTTCTTCAAGACTTATTTGCTTGATGGTGCTGATCCAAGCGATACTAATGATGCAAGACTTGGAGATATGGCAGGTAGTCAAGTGGGTGAAGGGTGGCATGCCGCCGCGCTACACAGATTCATCAAGGTTGGTTGGTCGAAGTATCAATTGCACTACGCAAATGCAGCAAAGCAGTACATCAACACAAACACAATTGCAGCCGAGTGGGATGTAGTTGCCGCATTCGGAGGACAAGAGGCGTTCGACGATCTCTTGCAAGATATCAACCAAGATCCTAGCGGGGGTATAGCACCAGGCAGTATCTGATAGTGGCATACATAAGATAAGGAGCAAAGATGGCAAACAGCGCAATACGAATTCCCATTCCAGGCAGCATCATTGATGCGGTAGGCGCAGAATCAGGCGACATACTGGTATTTGATGCCACGGCAGGTCAGGGTGGAAGTTTCGTGAACATGAAACCCCTGATTCAAGACCTTCGACCATTCACCAAAAACTCGGTGCTAGACTTCTATGTGTCGGTTAAGAGTCAGTCTGAAACTGCAATTTGGAGTGATGCTACTGCCAAGGGTATGTCTCTGGCCGCTGCACTTGACTCATCAGGTCTGCCCATTGTTGATGATATGCGTCTTGGAATCAACCTATCTTCAGGTATACCCTCCCATACACTTGAAGTTGTCGGAGATATTTGTGTGCGGGGTACTGGGTTAGAATGCGGAGATGTGATTGGTCGTCTGAAATTCTTTAGAGGAGCAGATGGTGCGGGTGGCGGAAATACCACAACAGAGAATCTCATCTTCAATACACCGCTTGCAAATAGCACAACCGAAGAACTAAATGCTCTGCAAAGTTCTTTAAGAACTGGTCGGTTACTGCTTAGACATCCAGTATCCAAAGATACCTTCTTTGCTAGACTAGAAGACATCTTGACGCCTGGATCAGGAATCCAAATCGCAAACAACACAGTAAGTGTTGGAGAGATTTCTGAACTAACATCTCCGATTGGGTTCACCATAAGACTGGACTCGAATGAAAGCGGTGGAGAGTCAGAAGCATTCCGTGTAGTAGAGTCTGTAAACATTTCTACAGGTGCAGTAGACTTTCCTCTGCTTCGACTTGTCAGAGGACATCGACCTGTGGTTGATTGGGTGAACGGACAGTTCCAACTTGGCTTGAATACCTCGCAAGAACGGCCTACTGTAAAGTTCGGTGTGGGCACTGGAAGCAGATTCTTGCCAGAGGGTATGGTGATTGAAGACGGTGCGCCGGTAACCGCTGGAGATGGAACACAAGAAGGATATGTAGAGGGTGGCCAGGGTGGATCGTACTACGCGCGTCTGTTTGGTGCTGTTGCTGCAAATCCTGCGGATATCATTCTGACAGGAACAGCAGGAGAAACTAACTCAGCATTTTACTATGATGCAGGTGAATCTCAAGCAGCAACCTCAGTCACTGGTAGCGGTAGATTTGGTTTCTTGCCTGGTATAATTACCATGGCAAATGGTGGTATTGCGAACCCTGGCTCATTTGTGAGTGGATTCCTAAATAAGCACCATGACGGCGGCGGAGTGAAAATTAAGGCTTGCGATAACAATGGTGACGAGTTTGCTTTGTTCATGGAAAACGGAGAGGTGTCTTATGTTACGGGTGCAACTGGTGGAGCAATCACACAACTTGAAGCAAGACACTTCGCCTTTGCAGAAGATGTGACCATTGTAAATCCAACCGACCAGTATCAAAACATCTTGGCATCACACGCTCCAGTTTTCTCTGTTCGCGCCACAACAGGTGACACCTTTGTTCGTGGATTCATGGTGATGCCGTTCATGCCTGGTATTAACTCAGATATTGATGGAACCCCCACGATAAACGGCGTCGATGCGGATTCGGTGGTATATTCAACTTTCGTGGATGCAGGCACCAATGAAGTAACCATGAAGAAATACCAATGGGATCCGACCGCGGCGGCGGGTGCGGGTGCATGGGTTCTCTGCGCGGCATTTACACTTCCAAAGGGAACTCTGTACTCGGATGCCAATGGAAATGTCAAGATTGCTCGCGGTGGACAAAACATTCCAAACCACGGACTCAATGGCATTGCATCATGGTTCAATAGTCAGTAAGCATGACACATGATTCGTTCATTCATCGTGGTGATAACACCATAAGTATCAATGGAGTATCGATTCCAATTGAGGCGCTGCGCGTGTATGATCCTGACTACACGCTTCCAACGGGTATAAAGTCTGTTCGATATACCGTAGATCCACAAACAGGGACAGGACACCATTTCCAACACGATGGAAACAGAAATCTACAAGGCATTCACCCGTGTTCTCAACTGGATGGATACATCTCTAATCTGCAAAGCATCAAGGCCATTGCAGATAACCTGAAAGAAGAAAGCACAGAGATCGACACTCTGCTTGCAAATGCTTTAGTCTCGTATGCAGACAAGCGTAAACTAGAATACCCATCTATTGAAGAATTAGTTGTGGCATTATGGGAACTTGTGGTGGAGTCTAACCCATCAGTCATTTCTAAGGTTCAAGAGATCCAATCAAGAAGACTACATATCAAGCAGAAGTACCCCGCAAATTGCAAAAACAACGGTGTTGACAGCGTTTTCGGGGACCTGTGAAAGTGATAACCAAAGGAGATACCATGAAGATTTCGTATGCACAAGTGTTTCAGGCCGCCCCTTTTCTGAATGTTCTTGCCAATAAACCAGTCTCAGCAGTACTTTCTATCAAGTTGGTCGATATCATTGATCAACTGAACCCACACCTAACTGCGATTGAACGCTTCCGCGATTCATTGCAATCAAATGCAGAAGGAAAGTCATCCGATGAACTGTCTCAGCAGTTTTCAGAGTATCTGAACACCATGACTGCTGATCTAGGATCTTTCATCCCTCTGTACCCCGAAGAAGCAGATGCCGCAGGATTGGCATTTACGGTTCGTGAGATGGCGGCTGTGCGGTTTATGTTTGCTGCTCCACTACCCGGCAGACCAAGCAGCAACTAACTGATGTATTGGCATGATCTCGGAACCATACATACCATTGGAGATATGCCATGCCAACAGTCAATTCGCGCAAGAAACTCAAGGACTACATCTACCGTAAACTGGGCGGACCAGTCATTGAAATTAATGTGGACGATGCTCAGGTAGAGGATCGCATTGACGATGCGGTTCAGTTCTTGGGTGAATACCACTTTGATGGTGTGGAAAAGATTTACTTACCCTACACCATCACTCAAACTGACATGGATCAGGGGTATATCAACATTGCCAATCCCAATATCCTGTCGATAGTGAACTTGTATCCGATAGGTGGGGAGTCACAGACTAGCACAGACAATGTGTTTGGTGTCAGATACCAGTACAGTCTGCAAGACTTTAACAGTTTGATTGCAATGGATCTTGCAAACTGGACGATAGTTCAGCAAAGACTGTCTCTGATTCAGCAGATGCTTGAGCCAGAAAAGCAAATCAGATGGAATCGTATCACCAACCAACTGTTTATTGATGCTGAGTGGGATGTTGATTTTCCTGTTGGCACTAACCTGATATTTGAGGTGTACTCACAGGTTAATCCTGCCGACTATCCTGATGTGTACGACAATCACTTCTTGAAGAAGTATGCAACGACATTGGTCAAGATGCAATGGGGACAGAATCTATCCAAGTACAGCGGAATTCAGTTGCCTGGTGGAGTTACATTTGATGGTAAAGCAATCTACGATGCCGCGAAAGAAGAAGCAGACAAACTAGAATCCGAAATGCGAGCATCATTTGAACTTCCTCCTGATTTCTTGGTAGGATAACATGGCACTAAATCCGTACTTCTCCAAATACGAACGGAGCGAACAAAATCTTGTGGAAGATTTGGTGGTTGAAACCATCAAAATGCACGGACATGAGGTTGTATATCTGTTCCGCGAATCTCCTGAGATTGATACGATATTTGGAGAAGACACACTACCATCTGTGTATAAGATTGGCAAACCGATTGAGATGTATGTGGAAAGCGTGGATGGATTTGAAGGAGAAGGAGACTTCATCGCCAAGTTTGGACTAGAAGTGCGCGACAGTATGAAACTTGTGGTCAGCAAGCGAAGATGGAAACAAGAGTTCAGCGGAATCACAGGTGGAGATGGTCCTGGAGCAAATGCAGAGCGACCAAGAGAAGGCGATCTACTATACTTTCCTCTATCCAAAGGCATCTTTGAGATCAAGTTTGTGGAGCATGAGAAACCGTTCTACCAGTTTGGTAAGAACTATGTGTACAATATCTCTTGCGAACTTGCAACTTTTGCTGGCGATACATTCGAGACAGACAATACTGAGGTTGATGCAGCAGGAACAGGAATCGAACAAGGATATGCAGAGTTTGCCTTGGATGTAACTTTGGTAACTGGAGCAGGAACATATGCGCTTGGAGAAACAGTAACTCAAGGTACTGCATCTGCCAGAGTTCTAAAATGGACTCCACCATCAGGAATGACACTCGCTGTGCTGCAATTGGAGCGCGTAGTTGGAGTATTTACTGCCAGTGCAACTCCTATCGTTGGTGCAGACTCAGGAGCGTCTTGGTCTTACTCTGCACAAGCAGTAACAGACATCTCAGTTGGGCCAACCACTAGCACAGTAAATCAGAATGCAGACTTTGAGATTCAACTAGATCGCATTGTAGACTTTACTGAAAACAATCCATTTAGTGAGGACATTTGATGTTTAACGGCAATAATCCATTCTATCATCAATGCGTTCGCAAAACAGTTGTTGCGTTTGGTTCTCTGTTCAACAACATCTATATCAGCGATCCAACGAATGGTCCTCCGGCGCGTATTCCTCTCACATACTCACCCAAGCAGAAATGGCTTCGTCGTATATCAGAAAGTAGAATGGAAAGCGGACAGAATTTCAACATAACTCTGCCTCGACTTGGATTCAATTTGACCAATTGGGAATACGATAGTGGTCGCAAGCGAACAACCATGACCAAAAAGGTACTTGATACAAGTGCCTCAACCGCAGACAAGCAAAAGGTGTATCGGTTTGCAGAAGTACCGTATACATTTACCTTTGAGTTGTACATCATGCCAGATACAATGGACAACGGACTCAGAATAGTCGAGCAGATTCTTCCGTATTTCACTCCATCGTATACAGTCAGCATCAACTTCACAGACATCGACAAGAAGATAGATCTTCCAATCACGCTCACCTCGGTTGGTTGGGAAGATGACTACGAAGGAAACTTTGATTCTGTCAAAAGTATGATGTACACCATGTCATTCGATGTGAAGGGATACATCATTGGTCCTCTACGCGATGCAAAGTTTGTACTAGAAACGCAAACTGCTGTTCACGAACTTGCAGACCTCGGAAAGACAAGAGCGTTGACACGAGACTTTGTGAGAGTATGGGATCGAGCAGTTGTAGAAGGAACCACAGGACCAGATGCACCTCTCTCAGTAACAGGTACTGCATACGATGTGTGGCAAGACATCGAACTGTTTGAAGACATTGATCCCTATTGGAATGCAGGAGCGTAAACATGGAACCAACCAAAGGTGTAGATGATAAACTAGCATCTGTGCTAGGGATTGAGAATGACATTGCCCCGACTGAAAAACCAGTAAAGGCGATAGCAGTTCGCGTTCCCGAACCTGTACATCCCTTGGCGCAAGAAGATCCACACGCAGCAAATGACTACAGCGAAGTTCGCAAGAACCTGAAAGAACTCATTGATGTAGGCAAGTCTGCGCTCGACGGCATCATGCAAGTGGCTAGTGAGGGAGAATCTCCCCGAGCATACGAAGTTGCTGCCATCATCATGCGTCAAATTGCAGATGCAAACAGCAGTCTCATTGATCTGCATAAGCGAGTAAAAGATATTCGTCATGTGACAGCACACGAAAAGCAAACCGCACAAAGCATCACAAACAATGCCATCTATTTGGGCAGCACCAAAGACCTACAAGAATACCTGAAACTACAGAAGGAAGAACAGCGCAAGCGACTTGAAGAGCAAAGTGAGTAAAGCATGACTCTGCGACAGGAAGACACATATCTTGGTAATCCCAATCTAAAGGCGGCGAACACCGCTGTTTCATTCACTCCTGAGCAAGTTGCAGAATACATGAAGTGCAGCGAAGATCCGTTGCACTTTATCACCAAGTATGTTCGTATAGTGACACTAGACAAGGGATTGCAACCATTTGAACCTTGGCAGTTTCAGCAAGACCTGTTACGAACAGTACACACCAATAGATTTGTGATTTGCAAGTATCCGCGCCAGAGCGGCAAGTCCACCACTGTATTGGCATATGCTTTGTGGTATGTTCTGTTCAATCCCACAACCAATGTGGCGCTGCTTGCAAACAAACTACAGACTGCACGGGAACTGTTAGGTAGACTCAAAACAGCATACGAGTATTTACCCAAATGGTTACAACAGGGCATCGTGAGTTGGAACAAAGGCTCCCTTGAACTGGAAAATGGTTCCAAGATTCTTGCGTCTGCCACCTCTTCGTCTGCTATTCGTGGTGGATCGTTCAACTTGATTATTCTTGACGAGTTTGCATATGTGCCACATGAACTGGCAGAAGATTTCTTCTCGTCTGTGTATCCCACCATCGCCAGTGGTCAAACATCAAAGGTGTTGATTGTATCCACTCCCAAAGGATTGAATCTGTTCTATCGGTTATGGATCGGCGCCAAAGAAAAGACCAATGCATATGTGCCTGTTGAAATTCATTGGAGTGATGTGCCGGGAAGAGATGACAAATGGAAAGCGCAGACCATTGCAAACACCAGTGAAGACCAGTTCCGTGTGGAGTTTGAATGCGAGTTTGTGGGATCACTTCATACTCTGATTGATGTCAAGAAACTGAAAACGATGCCTTGGCGCCGACCCATACAGAAAACTCTAGACGGCATGGATGTCTACGAAGGTGCAAAACCTGATCACATCTATACGGTAGTGGTAGACACCTCTCGCGGAGGAGGATCAGACTATCATGCCATTACGGTGGTGGATGTGTCTCAGAATCCGTATCGCTTGGTTGCAAAGTTCCGTAATAACTCCATGTCGCATCTGATTCTGCCCACCATGATCGACAAGATTGCCAAAGACTACAACAATGCCAGCGTACTGGTGGAACTGAACGATATTGGAGAACAGGTTGCCACAATCTTACATGAAGATTTGGAGTGCGAGAATCTGCTGAACACCACAGTAAGAGGCCGCGGTGGTCAGGTGCTATCCAACTTCGGAGTTGGCAAACGCCAGTTGGGGGTGAAAACCACCCATCCCGTGAAAAAGGTAGGATGCTCGGTTCTGAAATCTCTGATCGAAGAGGACAAACTGTTGGTGGAAGACTTTGATATCATCAGCGAACTCGCCACATTTGTGTCCAAAGGCGACACATTTGAAGCAGAACCCGGCTATCACGATGACTTGGTAATGACGCTAGTGCTGTTTGCATGGATGACTTCTCAGCCATACTTCAAAGATTTCACAAACCTAGATATCCGTAGACTGATCTACGAAGAGCAGATCAAAAGGATTGAAGAAGACCTGACCCCTTTCGGAATGATTGATGACGGCTTAGTGGCTGACGATGACAATACCATGTGGTGAATGCCTGTTCTGAAAGTGAGACTAGGCATAAATACAAGCACAGAACCATTCGGAACTTCCGTTTGACCAAAGGAGATACACATGGGATTCCAACTTAGTCCAGGCGTAGAAATCAAAGAATTTGACTTCACAAACATTATTCCTGCTGTTGCTACTTCTTCAGGTGCATATGCAGGTCAATTTGTTTGGGGTCCAGTTGATGAGATCGTGACCATCTCAAGCGAAAACGAACTCGTGTCGGTGTACGGCAAGCCAAACGATGACAATGCTTCGGGATGGTTTGCTGCTGCAAACTTCCTCTCGTACGGCAACAATCTGAAAGTTGTGCGTGTAGTGGATGAAAGCACTGCTCTGAATGCAGGTGCATCAGGATCAGGCGCAGTCACAGGATACATTCCAAACGAACAGGCTTGGGACGACAGCGCACAAGCATTTGGTTTCCTTGCCAAGTATCCCGGCGCACTCGGTAATGCAATCTCGGTGTATGCATACAGTCTGGCTAGCGATCACACCACCGGCGGTACTGATATCGAAGAAGAAACTGAACTACAGTTCTCACAGATCTTTGATCGCGCTCCAAACTCGGTGAGCGGATTGGGGGGAGATCAACTAACAGGTGGTTCCGCTTGGGCGCATGAGCGTAATGTGTACGGTGATGAAATCAACCTGTGCGTCATTGATCGCACAGGTGAAATCTCGGGTATTAAAAACACCGTGCTTGAGAAGTACGAAGGTGTATCGCTGTTCGCTGCTGCAAAGAAGCCAGACGGATCAAGCAACTATATCCGCACCGTAATCAACAACAGTTCTGAGTACATTTGGATGGGTAACGAGTTTGCCATCAGCGGAGTAACTGTTGCCGATGATCTTGCACTCACAACCAAGACTCCTGCAACCATTGCAGGTGCTACACCAACTGACGGGCATCGTCTAACAGGTGGTTCTGATGGTTCTGCTCCCGCAGGAGGTGATTTCTTCAACTCGGATGGTAGTCGTGGATATGGACTGTTCATGGACGCAGAACAGGTTGATGTTTCTCTGATTCTGCTTGGCGCTCCTGATGGTCCAGGCGCCGACGCAGTTCACACCACACTTTCCCAAGATCTCATTCAACAGATCGCAGAGGAGCGCAAAGACTGCGTAGCATTTGTAACTGCACCATATACAGGTATCTTTGATGAACCAAACGCAGCAGAAGTAACCTCTGCGTTGGTTGACTGGCGCAACGATACTTTCAATGTTTCCAGTTCATATGCAGTAATCGACAGCGGATGGAAATATCAGTACGATCCATACAACGACAAGTACCGTTGGGTTCCGCTGAACGGTGACACCGCAGGTCTATGCGCTCGCACAGATTCTGACCGCGATCCGTGGTATTCGCCAGCAGGATACAACCGTGGTCAGATCAAGCGTGTGGTCAGGTTGGCTTTCAATCCCAACAAGACTCAGCGTGACGAACTGTACCAAGCAGGAATTAATCCTGTGGTATCCTTCCCTGGCCAAGGCACGGTTCTCTTCGGAGACAAAACTGGTCTTGCCAAGCCAAGTGCATTCGACCGTATCAATGTGCGGCGCCTGTTCATTGTGCTAGAGAAGGCAATCGCTACAGCATCGAAGTTCCAACTGTTCGAGTTCAACGACGAGTTCACACGCGCTTCGTTCGTGTCACTCGTTGAACCGTTCCTGCGCGATGTTCAAGGTCGTAGAGGTCTAACAGACTTCAAGGTTGTTTGCGATGCAACCAACAATACGCCCGAGGTAATCGACAGCAACCGCTTCGTAGCAGACATCTACATCAAGCCTGCTCGTTCGATCAACTTCATCACTCTGAACTTCGTTGCTACACGCACAGGTGTAGACTTCTCAGAAGTAGCGGGTGGTTTCTGAACCATTCAAGGTAACTAAAGGAGACTAAAATGGCGATTAGAGTAACAGATTTTGCAGCAAACCTAAGAGGCGGAGGCGCTCGCCCAAACATCTTTGAGGTGTTCTGCGGTAGTGCGCCAAAGATTGGTGGTACTCAGGAACTAACCAAGATGAGTTACCTGTGCAAGTCGGCATCATTGCCTGCTTCAGAGGTAACTCGCATTGCAGTTCCGTATCGTGGTCGTAGCGTCTATGTGGCAGGGGTTCGTCAGTTTGAAGAAACATGGAACACCACAGTTATCAATGATACCGACTTCAAGATTCGTCGTGCAATGGAATCGTGGCAGAATGCCATCCACTCACACGAAGGTAACATTGGAGAAACCGACATCAGCAGATACAGCACCGACATCACGGTGACACAACTGCACCATGTCGATGGCAAGGGGTTGCGTACTTACAAGTTCAAGCACGCCTGGCCTTCAAGCGTTGCCGCAATCGAACTCGCAGCAGATAGCAATGATGCTATTGAAGAGTTTGAGATTCAATGGGCATACTCGTGGTGGACGGTTGTTCAGCCACAGAACCCAAGCGGCCGCGACGGCGAGGCAAGTCAGATCACGACTTCCTAAAAGAAGTCTACATATGAGTGAGGAGATTTTACTATGGCTTTGAGCGATCTGTTTGGCTTTCCACTTGGAAGACGGCGCAAAGATAACGGTGAAGAATCGAGCGGGGGCGACAATAGACTAAAATCTGTTGTCGCCCCCAATGCCGATGACGGAACCGCATCTGTAGAGATTGCACCGTCAGGGTTTTATGCGTCCACTCTTGACCTTGATGGCCAGATCAGAGATGAAAACGCACAAATCACCCAATACCGAAGCATGATTAACCACGGCGAAATTGAAAGCGCCGTGGATGATATCATTAATGAAGCAATCGTAACCGAAGAAGGAACCCCAACCGTTCGTTTGATTCTTGATGATGTTGAAATGCCTGATAAGGTGAAAGATGCTATTCGTGAGGAGTTCGACAAGATCCTCAGAATGCTCGACTTCAACAATCGCGGATATGAAATCTTCCGTAAGTGGTATGTGGATGGCCGCATCTATTTCCACATGATTGTTGATCCTGCACAGCAAGCCAAAGGGATTCAAGAATTGCGTTTCGTTGATCCCATCAACATTCGTAAGGTGCAAGAAGTCAAGAAAGAGAAGCAACCAGGCACAAATATCGACTTGATAGGAGATGTGGTTGAGTACTTCCTGTTTACTCCTGAAACTAAACCAGGCATGGGAACTGGTCAAGCAGTCAAGATCAGTCCCGAGTCTATCTGCTACATCAACTCAGGACTATTTGATCCGCAGAAAAAACTCATTACCAGTTATCTGCACAAGGCAATCAAACCGCTGAATCAGTTGCGTATGATCGAAGATGCTGTAGTGATCTATCGCATCTCTCGCGCACCTGAGCGCCGCATTTTCTATATCGACATTGGTTCTCTGCCCAAAATGAAGGCAGAAGAGTACATGAGAAGTCTGATGAACAAGTATCGTAACAAACTGGTTTACGATGCTACAACAGGCGAACTCAGAGATGAGAAGCGTCACATGAGTATGCTTGAAGACTACTGGTTGCCTCGCCGTGAAGGCGGAAAAGGCACCGAGATTCAAACACTGCCAGGTGGTCAAAATCTCAGCGAGATGCAAGATGTGGAATACTTCAAGAAGAAACTGTATCGTTCGCTGAATGTTCCTATTTCTCGCTTAGAAAGCAATAATGGATTCAATCTTGGTCGATCTAGTGAAATCACCCGCGATGAACTCAAGTTTTCCAAGTTTGTCAGCAAACTACGCAGCAAGTTCAACGGACTGTTCTTGCAGATTCTGCGTAGACAACTCATGCTCAAGAAAATCATTCGCCCAGAAGAATGGCCTGATATTGAGTTCAGAATTCACTTGGACTATCTGCGAGACTCTCACTTCACCGAGTTGAAGAATGCAGAGATTATGAAAAGCAGACTGGATTTGTTAACCTCAGTAGACAACTATGTGGGACGATACTTCTCTACTGCATGGGTTCGTAAGCATATTCTCATGCAACCTGAAGAGATGGTTGCAGAACTGGATACACAAGTGACCAATGAAAAGAAAGATGGCATTATTGGTGGTGAGCGTGATACTGCTCAAATCAAGACTCGCATTGATGCACTTGAAACCATTGACAAGTATATTGGCAAGTATTACTCGCTTGGATACATTCGTAGAAACATTCTGCAACAGAATCCATCTGAGATCGCTGCCATGGATAAAGAGATTGAAGCAGAAAAGGTTTTGGGTATCAAGCCAGAACCTCGGCCCGATCTCATCAGGGCGCTTGGTGGTGCAAAAGCATATGGTATGGGATACGATCAAAGTCCCAACGATGTCACCAAAGATGTGGATACGGGTCTAGACGCTATTGGATCAGACAAAGATCCGTCTATGAGTGCTGATCCTAACGATCCAAATGCTCCACAGGTCACACAATCAACTGCTCCTACCAATGGTGCCGCGGGTGGTGCCGCAGTACAAGATACTGCTCTGAATGGAGCGCAAGTAGAAAGTCTGCTCGTCATTGTCACTAATGCGAAAATGGGACTATTGCCCAAAGAAGCAGCAAAGGCACTCGTTGGTGCAGCATTCCCGTCACTTAGACCTGAACAGATCAACGCCATCTTTGATCCCATTGAGGTTGACAAGGCTCCACCTCCCGTGGTTCCACAAGCACCATCCATTCCTGGCGCAAAACCTGCTGCCCCTGCTGCCCCTAAGGCACCAAAGAAACCAAAGGTGTAATCAATGCCAACTCCAATCTATGACATCTACGCCGAGCAAGGTGCCAAGTTAGAGATTGAGTTTTTGTATGAGGACTCCAATGAAAACGGAGTGAATCTGACAGGAGCATCAGGATATACTCATGGCCATATGCAGGTAAGACGATCCACAGAAGAAACAAGCACCGATGTGGTGCTTGAGGTAGAAAATGATGCTGCTTCTGTGTTGGGAGTCACGGGATTTGCAGGAGAGTTTACGCTGACCCATGACGGAATCACAGGCAATATCCTGTTGGAAGTTGATTCAGATACCATGGCAGCAGTTCCATCTGGCAAATACTTTTACGAGATTCAGTTGATTGCACCGTCAAATCCGCTGAAATTGCTACGAGGAAGATTCATCGTGGAGCCAGGAGCGATACGATGAGATATCGGGTAAGAATAACACAAGCCAGAACTTCACTTGTAATTGTTAGAACCATAAATAGGATTACAATACGGCAACAAACGCCCGAATCCCGTGTGGTTTGGTTCTAACCATAAGGAAAACAGATGCCTGATAGCACAATCAAAATCAAAAGAAGCACCGGCACATCTGCGCCAGTAGCAGGCACCGATATTGTCATCGGTGAACTTGCAACCACAATGGATAGCACAAATAACGGTGCAAGTAATAAAGTATATCTTGGTATCCAAAACTCGTCTGGCGACCCCGCAGCAGTTGCCATTGGCGGTAAATACTACACCGATGCTGTTGATAATCTTGCTATTTTCAAGACCATTGCAGTTGAAGGACAGTCTAGCATTGTTGCAGACTCTTCTACTGATACGCTGACCATCACAGGTGGTGCAGGTATCGTCATCACCACAAACGCCAACACAGATACTCTCACCATCACAGCAACTGATGCAGGTGGCACGGTAACCAGTATCACTCCCGCAGCAGGCAACGGTAACGGAACTGCAATCACTACAAGCGGCACCATTACTGTCACAGGTACTGCCAACGAAATTGAAACTTCTGTAAGCGGTACAACCATTACGGTTGGTCTGCCAGACAATGTTACGGTGGGTGGAAATCTAACGATCAGCGGTAATCTCACAATCAACGGCACTACTACCACAGTAAACGCTACCACCGTCACGGTGGATGATCCGGTGTTTACACTTGGTGGAGATACGGCTCCAAGCACCGATGACAACAAAGATCGCGGCATTGCTTTCCGTTGGTTTGATTCACTCGGTGATATTGCTCGTCTTGGATTCATGGGATGGGATGATAGTGCCCAAGCCATCACTTTGTGGGCCCAAGCAACCAATTCAAGCGAAGTGTTTTCTGACAATACTGATATGGGTCCTCTTGGCATCCCTCAGGGCAACCCCAAAGCCAGCCTGCACATGGGAAGTTCTCTTGTATTGTACGCGGATACGCTCGTCCACGCACCCTTCTCTACTTGTACTTTTTCTTGGAGTGGTGTCGGCGCGATGGCGGCATCCCAATCCCTCGTATTATCCATTCCTTCTACAAGCGGTTCGGGTACACTCGTTACCACAGCAAATCTAACCGCAATCACAGCCACAGGAACCATCACAAGCGGCACATGGCAAGGTGGCGTGATTGCAGGACAGTACGGTGGCACAGGAGTAGCAAACACAGGTAAAACCCTCACACTCGGAGGAAACTTTACACACTCTGGAGCGCACACTTTAGGACTTACCACCACAGCAAACACAAGTGTAACTCTTCCAACCACAGGCACTCTAGCAACCTTAGCAGGAACAGAAACACTTTCCAACAAAACTATCGACGGTGGAACATTCTGATAGGAGACTCTCGTGTTAACAAGTAAAACCCTTCTAACTCAAATCTTAGACGAAAACATTATTGGAGCCAAACAGAGCATTCATACACTGCTGGCACAAAAAGCCAAGGTGTACTTGGAAGATAAAAAGCGTTGCATTGCTTCCATCACCTATGGCCCTTGCTCAGAAGCAAATGGAGAAGGCAACTGCGGATGCGATGAACAAGTTGAAGAAGATTGCGGCTGCAAAGAAACCGATGTTTACGAGGGTGAAGAGTTGTCGGAAGATGCGTCCGCTGTATTGCAAAACATCTACAATTTGATGGCGGCCGACGGCGGTGAGGCAGTCAAGTTTACGGCGAGCAATGCTCAGAACATCGCGTTTCTCATAGCAACATTTCTCACGATCCCAACCGCCTTCGCCCTGAGTGCCGACTACAGCAAATCCAAGATCCTAAAGACGCTTCGACTGATGCCAAAGATCATGCTCCGCAACCTATTTGACAAACTGAACAAGTACATTGAGAAGGTGAAGGATGGTGAGAAATTGAGTGCGTCCGAGAAGGATCAGGTAAAGAGTGCAGTAACTTCTACTTTGAAGTCTGCACAAGAGCAGGCGGGAGCAACGGATGAATACAACCACTTGATCGAAAGTGTTCTTGAGGCTCTGAATGAAACAAAATATGCCACCAACGATCTGCTTGATGCCATAGAAAAGGCATACAAAAAGGGAGGCCTAGAGGGCATCATCGCTGGCGGAAAAGCATTCGGTCTACTTGAACCAACAACCGTTGAGGAGATTCTTGATGATGCCAAGGATTTCTTTGGGAAGGATCTCAAGTACGCATCACGGGAGATCAAGGGTTTCCTGAAACCGAAGGACTACGCCAAGCACGAGATTCACTTGGAAGAGGCTGATGAAAAGAAACTAACCGACAAGCAAAAGAAACTAGACAAGAATCACAATGATGTTCTTGACAAACAAGACTTTGTGATTCTCCGAAGCAAAAAGAAGAAGAAAGAGGACTGAACATGAAACTCATTACAGAACACACAGACGATATCCAAATCATCACCGAGGAGAAGGAAGGCAAAAAGTCTTACTTCATAGAAGGTGTATTCATGCAGTCAGATATCAAGAATCGCAATGGGCGCGTTTACCCCAACTCAGTACTGGTCAAAGAGGCCATGCGCTACAACAAAGAATTTGTGGAGGCTAACCGTGCCATGGGAGAGTTGGGACATCCTGAAGGCCCACAACTGAATCTTGATCGCGTATCACACATCGTCAAAGAGATGAAAATTGACGGCAAGAACATTTGGGGCCGTGCCAAAGTCATGGATACCCCATATGGCAAAATCGTCAAGAACATGATTGATGAAGGAGTCAAGTTTGGGGTGTCTTCTCGCGGGGTTGGTTCTTTGAAAACAACCAAAGACGGCATCAACGAAGTGCAAAATGACTTCAATCTGGCAGCAGTAGACATTGTAGCAGACCCATCTGCACCTGATGCTTTCGTGGAAGGTGTCATGGAAGGCAAAGAATGGGCACTAGAAAATGGCAATTGGAAGCAGATTGAACGCATCCGAGAAACCATCAAGCGTACACCCAAGATCAACTTGGACGAGGCAAAACTGCAAGCATTCAATGCCTTCTTGCGGGGCCTGTGAAAATCAGAGTAGGCATAAATAGTTGCGGTTTCATTACCTAAAGGAGACACCAATGAGCAATTCCAGAGACAATGTGAAGAAGACCCTGCGCGAAAGTGTAGAGTCAGTAATTGATGAATCAAAAGTTGCGGAAGGCAAACTTCCCTCTTGGCTAGACAAGAAAAAGAAGGGCAAGAAAGAGGAAGAAGACATGGAAGAAGCCAAAGCCAAGATGTCCGACGATGAAGGAGAGGAAATGGAAGAGGCCAAGAAGTCCAAAGAAGAGGAAATGGAAGAGGCCAAGAAAGTTGTGAAGGAAGAGGAATGCTCATGCGATGAAGACGATGATCTTCCGTACTGTGATGACTGCCCAGATAACGACGAAATGGAAGAAGCAAAGAAGTCAGAACCAAAGAAGATGAAGGAACATCTTGCTCCTCTCTTTGATGGTCAAAACCTTTCAGAAGACTTCAAAACCAAGGCTGAAACCATTTTCGGTGCTGTGATCGCCGAGCGCGAAGCAGCAATCAAAGAACACTACGAAACAGCACTCACAGAAGCAGTTGCAACAACGCAATCTGATCTGGCTGAAAAGGTAGACGAATACCTGTCGTATGTGGTTGAAGAATGGTACAAGGAAAACAAGATTGCACTAGAACGCAGTCTTCGTGCAGAGATTGCAGAGAACTTCATGGAAGGTCTTCGTAATCTGTTCACCGACAACTTCATCACCATCCCGGAAGAGAAGGTGGATGTACTGGAAGCAGCAAATACCAAGATTGATGAGTTGACTTCACAGGTCAATGAAGAAATCAAGAATGGCATGGAAAAGACAAAGCGCATTGATGAATTGGAAGCCAAAATTGCTTTCTCTGAGTCAGTTGCTGGTCTAACCTTGTCTGAGGTCGAGAAACTAAAAGGACTTTCAGAAAGCATTGAGTTTGATACAGTCGATGAGTTCAAGACCAAACTGGGTGTGCTGAAGGAAACTTATCTCAAGACACCAGTGCAAGAGACTCGTGATACACTAGTAGAAGATTCGTCAACATCATCTGATACACTATTGTCACCTGCAATGCAGGCTTACACTCGCACACTCGCAAAGTTTCGTAACTAACAATTCCCTCATCCGAGGATAACAAGGAGATTTCAATGGAAAAGATTGCAAACGCAGCCATGCTCACAGAAAAGTGGGCGCCCGTCCTAGACCACGCATCAGCAGGTGCGATCAAGGATCAGTACCGTAAAAATGTCACCGCAGTTCTTCTAGAGAACACTGAGCGTGATCTCAGAGAAGTTGCTGTGAACTCACTTTCAGCCTCTGGCGACGCAGGAACACCATCATTGGGTGGTAACATTGCTTCGTTCTCACCAGTGATGATTTCGCTCGTTCGCAGAGCATTGCCAAACATCATCGCCTATGACATTGCATCGGTTCAGCCGATGAGTGGTCCTACTGGCTTGGTGTTTGCTATGCGCTCGAAGTATGTTGCAGGTGGTACAGTTGGTAACGAAGCCCTGTACGATGAACCCGATACCGACTTCTCTGGCGCTCGTCCTGTAACTGGCTCTAGCCGTACAGCCAATAGCGTTGGTGCAGGCGGACTCACCGGCGACACCGAAGTGACCAATGCAAATGATCCTGATGCTGAAGGTGGTCGCGTACACGGCGGTGGATACGGTGCCCATGGCGCTGCTGCTACTGATCCGCTCTCTGCCAACTACTCAGTTGGTGGTGGCATGACCTCTTCGCAACTTGAAAAGCGTGGAGAGTCAGCAACTCCATTCTCGGAAATGTCATTCACCATTGACAAGGGAACGGTAACTGCACAGGCTCGCGCTCTGAAAGCAGAGTACACCACAGAACTCGCACAAGACCTCAAGGCCGTTCACGGACTTGACGCTGAGAGCGAACTGTCGAACATTCTTTCGACAGAAATTCTCGGTGAAATCAACCGCGAGATCATCCGTACTGCGTATCTCACAGCCGTCACAGGTTCAAATGTTGACAACGCTGCTGCTAACACAGGAAACGGTCGTTGGATGGTGGAACGCTTCAAGCACTTGGTGTTCCGTATCGAGCAAGAAGCCAACACAATTGCCAGAGCAACTCGCCGCGGCAAGGGCAACTTCCTCGTATGCAGCACCAATGTTGCATCCGCTCTGTCGCTCGCCGGTCTGCTTGACTACAGCAGCCCATTCAACAGCAACAGCGTTGCAATGCCTGACGAAACAGGTGATCTGTTCGTGGGTACTCTGAACGGCCGCATCAAGGTGTATGTGGATCCTTTCGTGACCGCAGACTACTGCATGGTTGGTTACAAGGGAAGCAACCCATATGACGCAGGTATCTTCTATTGCCCATATGTACCGCTACAGATGGTGCGTGCAGTTGACACCAACACATTCCAGCCCAAGATCGCGTTCAAGACTCGCTACGGTATGGCAACAAACCCATACAATGTGGATCCGTCGAGTGGAGCCATCGACATCAATATCGGTGGAGTGACTGCGCTGACCCGCAACAACAGATACTTCCGTATCTTTGCGGTAAGCAACATCTCTGGCTGATAGTTAGGTTACTGAAACCAAACAGGCGGGGGGGAGAAATCCTCCCCGCTTTGTTTTTGGATACATAGAATGGAGGGAAGATGGCCAATTTTGAACACAGCAAATCTCAAGTAGAAAACTACCTGTTTCCCACAGCGTTCAAGTTATCGCTGATGAGAGTTCCAGGCGTGACATACAATTGTCAAACTGCAAACATTCCAGGCGTGTCTGTGGCAGAAGTTGTTGCCAACAATCCTCGCAGCGGTAGAACGCTGAAGGTTCCCTCTCAGAACCTACAATTTGAGGATCTACAGATCAAGTTTTTGGTAGACGAAACCATGCACAACTGGTTAGAGATATACAGTTGGCTTCAGACTTTGCGCGTGGTGGATGATTGGGAAACTGTAAAGCCGTTTGTGAGAAATGTAACACGAGACTCAGAAGCACAACTGGACGAAGGCACCATGTTTGTATTCAGTAGTGCCAACAATGTGGTTCGTAGATTCAAGTTCCACAATATGTTTCCTAAAGAACTATCCTCTTTGGATTTCGATAGCGGTAGTGATAATCCCGAGGCATTGACTGCAACTGCCACATTTGCATTTGAGTACTTTACAGTAGAAACGCCTTGACTTGTTTGCCGCGTGAGGTATGATTTCGTAATGAAACTAGAAGAACTTCGTGCCATGGTCAAAAAAGACTTGACCGTTGATCCAACAGAACTCGACATTGCATCTCTCTTGGTGCCGCAATTGCACTCCAAGTACTTGAATTTGCTGATGGATGAGAAACTAGTGCTTCGCAAACTCAAACTAGAACTCTCTGCTCTCAAGCGTGACAAGTGGGAGTACTACTCTGGCAGAATGAGCGAAGAGCGTCTTACAGAACTTGGATGGGAACCATTTCACCTGAAGATTCTACGACAAGATCTAGACAAGTACTTGGAAAGCGATGCAGACCTGGCTACCATTTTGACCAAACTCGCATTCTGTGAAGAGAAGGTTGAATTCCTCACAGGTGTTATCAAAGCCGTTGGAAATCTGCATTGGAACATCCGTAGTGCAATTGAGTGGAAGAAATTCACACACGGAGCATAATGCAAACCATCACAGGATTTGTTGGAGAAGGAGCGGTATTTGCTTCGTACTTGAAGCAAGCATATCGATTTGCTCAACATAGTCCTGATCCTTCCACTCAAGTCGGATGCGTCATTGTGCATCCAACGATGGGTGTCATTGCAGGAGCATCAAATGCTCTACCTGAAGGACTACAACTTACCAAAGACAGACTCAATGATCCTTCTCAGAAAACCATCTACATGGAACACGCAGAGAGAAACGCTCTGTATCGTTGTTGCCAAAGCGTATTATCCACCACAGGATGTCATGCTTATGTGACGCTGCCTCCGTGTGTAGAATGCGCTAGAGGATTGATTCAAGCAGGAATCACTCAGTTGGTTGCTCATCGGGAAATGCTTGATTTGTATGCATCTGATACAAATATGCCTAGACGAGCAAGCATAGAACATGGATGGCAAATGCTATGCGAGTCAGGAATCAGATGTGTATTGTGGTCTGGAGTAGTGTTCCAAGTTCAAACGGTTTCCGTGCGCGTCAGGGGGAAGCAATGGACTCCATAAATACTACTATGGAGAGTATCATTGTCAGCAAAAAGAACTCTGTGTATCTGAAGGTTGATTGCGGTAGCAAGAGTGTTGCACAAGAACTCTCAGACTTCTTTACATTCAAAGTGCCTGGATTTCAATTCATGCCTGCTTATCGCAGTAGAATGTGGGACGGCAAGATCAGAATGTATAACCTACACTCGCAAGAACTGTACTGTGGACTACTTGACTATGTAAAGTCGTTTGCAACTGAACGAAACTACTGGGTAGGTGTTTCGTTTCCTGAAGTGCAAGACTCATGGACGCACGAAGATGTGCGCGAATACATGAAAACCCTGAAATTAGTAGCAGCCGGCAACCCAATTGATCCTCACCAACATCAAGTGGACGCTGTTTGTCATGCTCTAAATCGAGAAAGATGCTTGTTATTATCTCCCACTGGTTCAGGAAAAAGTCTTATTATTTACACGCTGATGCGGCGACGATTGGAAGAAGACAAGCGAAAGGTTCTCATCATTGTTCCCACCACATCACTTGTGGCGCAGATGGAAAATGATTTCATTGACTACTCGTCTGCTGACAAGTCTTGGAAGGCAGCGAAGAACATTCACAAGATTTTTGCGGGGCAGAGCAAAACTACGGAAAAACAAGTGGTTATTACCACCTGGCAGAGCATCTACAAGCAACCAGTAAAGTGGTTTCAGCAGTTCGGATCGGTATTCGGTGATGAATGTCACCTGTACAAAGCGAAGTCGCTGGCAACTATCATGTCTCGCCTGATCGACTGTGAGTTCCGCATAGGCACCACAGGAACCCTCGACGGTACGCAGACGCATCGCCTCATCATCGAGGGACTGTTTGGTGCTGTTCACAAGGTCACAAGCACCACAGAACTCATCAAGCAGAAACTACTCAGCGACTTCACCATTGACTGTATCACTTTGAAGTATTCTGACGAGGACTGCAAAGCAGTAAAAGCCATGCGTTATCAAGAGGAAATCGACTTCTTGGTTTCTCACCCCAAGCGCAACAAGTTCATTACAAACTTGGCGTGTAAGACCAAAGGCAATACGCTAGTGCTGTTTCAATATGTGGAGAAGCACGGTAAACCCCTGCATGACATGATCCTCGCACAAGGCAAAACGCTAGGAAAGGAAGTGTTTTTCGTGTTCGGAGGGACGGATGTTGAGCAACGCGAGTATGTGCGTACCATTGCGGAAACCAAAGACAATGCCATAATCGTAGCGTCCTATGGAACCTTCAGCACCGGAGTCTCCATCAGAAGACTACATAACATAGTGTTCGCATCCCCATCCAAGAGTAGGATCAGGGTGCTTCAGAGTATCGGTCGTCAACTCCGCAAGTCGGAGCATAAAGAAAGAGCCAGACTATATGATGTGGCAGATGATCTGCGGTGGAAATCCAAGGTGAACTTCACCTTGAATCACTTCTTAGAGCGTATAAAAATCTACGCAACCGAGAAGTTTGACTACAGCACGGTCACAATAAAACTCTAGGAGGCGCAATGGAATTCAGCGATCCAACCATAATCAAACTAAAGACTGGCGATGATATCATCGCTGTTGTACGCGGTGTAACCAAGACTCGCATGGTATTAGAAAATCCATTCACTTTGGAAACACTCACGCTCATTGACCAAAATGGAGTGCCTAGGGACGAGCGACTTCTGATGAAGAAATGGATAAACTGGACAAAGGATGGAGTTATTTCTTTGCCAAAAGCACATATCTTGGATTGCATGGCCCCAAGCGACAAAGCAGTTGCCCATTATCTCATGGTTCTAAAGAATGGTGGCATCTTTAGGATGAGTGCAACCGAACAGGTTGATTTGGAAGCAGGTGCTTCTTTCATGCAAGAACTTTTGGATCAAATCAAAAATGGAGAGGTTACCCCTGAGATGATCGAAGAAGGTCGCATAGAAAGTGAACAGATGGAACAGGCAGAAGCATCTGAACCTGAGCAACTTCCTACTGAAGAGAAGAATGGTGGTCCTGATAAGGAGTACGGTAACAGACCAAACGATTGGTCGCCTGATCCTCGTGACTACTTCTAGTATACTATGGACCGTGAAACCTTCACTCTATGTAGAGGAAGTGCAAGCAATGCCTGCAAGAAATTCAATACTTTTTCTTACAGACTAGCGCCATTGTGAAACTGTGATATACTTGTCATCGAAATGGAGACATATGAAAAAGCGCAAACCAAAAACCGAAACAAATGAAGACGAGTTGGAGATAGACTCGCAAGAGATAGAGCAAGAGATAGAAGATGAAACCAAGTCTGGGCATTACATTGATAACAAGGTGTTCTATGCAGAGATGGTGAAGTGGAAGGAATGCGTTAGCGTAGAACGCGCCGCAGATAGAAAGACACCTCCCGTAACAGACTACATTGGCAAATGCTTTCTAGACATTGCCACACACTTGTCTTATCGACCAAACTTCATCAACTATCCTTACCGAGAAGAGATGATTGGCGATGGCATTGAGAACTGCTTGATGTATGCCAGTAACTTCGATCCAAGCAAGTCTAAGAATCCGTTCTCGTACTTCACGCAGATCATCTACTTTGCCTTTCTACGCAGAATTGCCAAAGAGAAAAAGCAAATGTACATCCGATACAAGATGCTAGAAGCGGCAGATAAGACAGGCAAAGTTCGCCGCAATCTGCTTGACTCTAACGATGGCAATACTGACGATCCTGTTGCTGAGTTCTTTCATCTCTCGCAAACAGATATCGCCAAGTTTTCTAAGTCTGATACTCCACGCAAAAAAGGCAAGAAATCTAAGAAGGCAAATCACAATAGACTTGACGATGTATAAAACAGGGTGTATACTTTGGATGTGAGTAGTTCACTATGAAACTAGCCATTATCAACGATACGCACTTTGGCGCCAGGTCTGATTCGCCAGTATTTGGTGAGTACTTCTTCAAGTTCTTTGATGAGGTGTTCTTTCCTTACTGCGACAAGCACGGCATTGACACCGTGCTGCACTTGGGTGATTTGTTAGATCGCCGCAAGTTCGTGAACTTCCAAACGCTGAATCAGGTGCGAACGAGGTTCATGGAGCCGCTGTTACAGCGTGGCATGACCGTGCATTGCATTCTCGGCAATCACGATGTGTACTACAAGAACACCAACCTAGTGAACTCTCCAAAGGAACTGTTTGGAGAACGCTATACCAACTTCATCATTTACGAAGAGCCGATTGAGTTGCAGTTTGGCTCTCTGCGCGTTGCGATGGTGCCATGGATCAACAAGAACAACCACGAAGATTTCCTACGCTTTATCAAGAAGAGCAAGTGTCCTGTGATATGCGGACACTTTGAACTGGAAGGCTATCAGGTTATGCGTGGGGTAAAATTTGAAGGCGGGATGCCTGCTAATCTGCTTACCCGCTATGAGATGGTTCTGTCGGGCCACTTCCATCACAAGCACGGAGGGGGAAATGTGCAGTATTTGGGTACGCAGTATCAGATCACCTTCAGCGACTTGGAAGACCGCAAGGGATTCCATGTGCTTGATACTGAAACCCGCGAACTGGAGTTCGTTGAGAACCCCCACAAGATGTTTCATGCCATTCGATACGATGATTCGCGGCATGACTACAGCAAACTGCTAGAGAACGCAGACTTCTCGCGGTATGCAAACACCTTTGTAAAGGTGTTCGTGGATGCCAAGACTAAGCCATATGTGTTTGACAAGTTCTTGGATGGCATCTATACCGCCCCTGCCTTGGGTGTAACCATTGTCGAACAGAACCCGGACACCAGTACAGGCGAACCCGCAGCAGATATGGCACTAGACACGCTTGGTCTAATCAACAAAGAGATTGATGGTATGGAAGAAGTGCATGACAAGTCCATGCTGAAGCGCATCGTGCGCGATCTGTACATGGAGAGTCTGTCTGTATGATTACCTTCACGAAGGTTCGATTCAAGAACTTTGGATCGTTCGGAAATAACTTCACCGAGATTCAACTGAACAAAGCCAAGATGGTGCTTGTTTCAGGCAGCAATGGGCATGGTAAGTCGTTTGCTCTGCTCGATTCCATCACCTTTGGATTGTTCGGAAAGCCATTCAGGAAGATCAATCTTCCTCAGTTGGTGAACAGCATCAATGAGAAAGATTGCTTGGTGGAAGTGGAGTTCACCATCGCCAATGATTCCTACCGCGTAGTTCGTGGTATCAAACCAAACCGCTTTGAGGTATGGAAGAACGGCAACCTGATGGATCAGCACGCCACCACAAAGGACTATCAGAAGATGCTTGAAGAGCAGGTTCTGAAAATGAACTACAAGTCATTCACTCAGGTGGTGATTCTAGGCAGTTCTTCATTTGTACCATTCATGCAGTTGCCGGCATCTGATCGCCGTGCTGTGATTGAAGATATCCTTGACATCAATGTGTTCTCTACCATGAACACTATTCTCAAGGCAAAGATGTCTACTCTCAAAGAAGAGATTGCAGACAACGAACGCAAGATCGCAATTCTACGCGAATCTATTCGCGCTCAGAAAGACTTGATCGCAGGACTAAAGAGCAAGACTGACGAACAGGTGCAAGGAAATCTGAAAGAGATCGCCCGCTCTGAATCGTTGATTGAAGATAAGCAGGAAGAACTGATTGTCCTGAATGAGCAGATTCAGAAAGTAAAGGTCAAGTTACAAGGAAAGGTTGCTTTGCTAAAGCAGATCACTAAACTAGAAACCTTTCATAAGCAACTAGAGTCCAATCGCAAAAAGGTAGGAGAGGAGTTGTCATTCTTTGACAACAATGAGGTATGCCCCACTTGTCATCAGTCCATCGACAAGGCTAGTCAACCTATTCACGGATTACTGTGCAAGAAGAAAAGCAAGCAGGGTGAACTGAACGAAGCAGTTGGTGCCATTGTTAGCGAGATTGAAACCAAGCGAACTCAGATTGAAGAGTATGAAGAGATATCTACCGAACTAGAAACGCTGAACACGCAGACGATGGAGGCGAACAGCACCATCACGGCGTGCAACTCCTACATCGGTAAACTCAGCAAAGAGAACAAAGCCATTCAGAACAAGGAAACTGAAGACACGGATCATCAGAAGCGATTGGTGGATTTCGAGGGAGACTTGAACAAGAACGAGTCATCCAAGAATAGCCTGGTGGAAGAGATGCACTACTATAGTGTAGCAGCATCGCTACTGAAGGATAGCGGCATCAAGGCAAAGATCATTCGCTACTATCTACCCATCATCAACAAGACCATCAACAAGTATCTGAACACGATGGATTTCTTTGCCAACTTTACACTTGACGAAGAGTTCAATGAAACCATCAAGAGTAGACACCGCGATACCTTCTCGTATATGAGTTTCAGCGAGGGTGAAAAGATGCGTATTGATTTGGCTTTGCTTCTCGCGTGGCGTGAGATTGCACGAATCAAGAACAGCGCAAACACCAATCTGCTCATCTTGGACGAGGTGTTCGATTCATCGCTAGACACCGCAGGAACTGAAGAGTTTATGAAGATTCTCCACTCCTTTGGTATCAATGCGAATGTGTTTGTGATCTCTCACAAGGCAGACCAGTTGGTAGACAAGTTTGAACACACCATGTCGTTTGAGAAGAAGAACAACTTCAGTAGGATTACACCATGACAAAATTTCAAGAGAACTCATATGTGCTAGGTGATGCCTTTGACTATCTGCCTAGTATCCCATCCGAATCAGTAGACCTAGTGTTTACCTCATGCCCAGACCTGTCTCAGACTCCGTTTGGTAAAGACGAGACTGATTCGTATCGGCTGTTTCAGCAGAAGGCAATGCAGGAGTTTGCTCGTATTGTGAAACCTACTGGCTTTGTTGTGGTGTGCCAGACTGATCGTAGGGTGAATGGTTTCATTCTGTCGAATCATATGTGGTACGCGCAATGCCTAGAGAACGAGGGACTTCATCTGAAGGACTACAAAGTTGTGGTCAGAAACGAAGTGGGCAAGCGCGATATGTACTACTTCACTTTCCAACATATGCTTGTGTATACAAGCGAGGGAGTGATCCACCGCAAGGGAGACTGGCTACGAGACATCTATGTGGATCAGCAAGAGAAGGTACTAAATCAATCTGTGTGGTCGCAAGACTTCTGCAAGTATGTGATTGAAAACCTTACCAAGCCAGGAGATTTGGTTGTAGATCCGTTTGCGGGTGTTGCCCCTGTTCTGCTTGCTGCCAGCACTACTGGTCGCAAGTGGTGGGGATGTGAACTGGAAGAAAAGTTCTACGATCCTACATTCAATCATTCTAAGGCATCTTTACCTATATGAAAACAGAGTACGAGGTTTCAAATAGATTTCCCGCCCATGTGATGAATCGCACTCCTGTGCAGTATGTGGGGGGCGTGTTCTACAAGCGGGATGATATGTACACCCCGTATGGGGCGGGAGATGTGAATGGTGGTAAAGTTAGACAAGCAATCCAGTTGCTGTATCCCATACAAGAGGAATTGCGTAGCAAGTATAGCGGAGTGATCACTCATTCGCAGGTTCATTCCACTACAGGAACAATCATAGCCAGAGTGTGCAAAGACCTGAACATACCATGCACCATTTGCATTGGTGGAAGTTCCCCCGATACCGTAGACAATCATCACATGATGCGTTATGCCAAAGCACTTGGAGCGGATGTACGAAATGTGTGTGGTACTGGTATGCACGGTCCTGTGCTTGCTAGAATGCGAGAGATTGCTAAGACTGAAAACTTGTACGATGCAGTCTTTACCCATAACATTGAAAACAGAGAAGACGCAATCATTGATGGCATTGAGAGTCAGGTAGGCAACCTACCGAACCAGTTGGATCAATTAGTTGTTCCTGTGGGTAGTGGAGTTCACTTTGCTGCCATTCTCCGAGGAATACATCGGTACAGTATCAGAGTAGGTAAAGTGATTGGATTGTGTGTTGGTCCAAAGCGAACCGAGAACATCAACAAGTGGGTAAATCCAATGACAGGATATCCGCTGCCAGACTACGAGTTGCATTGCCTAAATACCGTGTACGGAAAACCTCTTGTGGAAAAGATAGAAGATGGTACAATCCTTGACGATCTGTACGAAGCAAAGGCACACAAGTGGATGCGCGAGAACATTGACATGAACAAGAGTACTTGCTTTTGGGTGGTTGGACGCAGACTTAGTGAAACTGAAGTACAGCAAAGAATGGAATCATAATGGAAACTCTACAAGCGCACAAAACCTTCTTTGAGAAGAACACTCATCTCCTTACTCACCCAGTAAATGTCACCTTTGAAGAATTGCTAGAGATGGACGCGGACAAGTTCCGTGAGTGGGTTGTCAATATGCGTAAGGCAGTCGTCGATATTTGGGACAACAAGGGATGTCCTCCGCGCATCGGGAAGATTGAAGAAGACATCATTGAAGAGTGGAACAAGATGGCTGAGTATCCTGTGAAGTCGTTTGAGTTTGACGATGAACTGGAAGACATCGGCAAAGATGTGATTCTGAACAAGGCAAGGCTTGGTTCTGAAGTGGATCAATGGTTTCCAACCATGATGAAGACTCGCATCAACTACAGCGAGAAGGATGATGGATACTCCATCTATGAACTGTTTGCTGAAGATCGGTTCCTTGATCGCATGGCGAAGGGATCAATGCGTCACTTCCGTAGAGACTCGCTGTATATGCACGCCCTCTCATGCTTGCGTAACAATCCTAAACCTGCTCTTGTGTCTGTGCCCGATGCAATGACTTGGATCAAGGCATTCCAAACCAACAAGGAAATCTTCAAGGGTTACGACTTCATGCTTGAACAGGTGAAGATTCGTGAAGGCAACAATACAGGATACTTCCAACTGAATCAGTCTGACATTCTGAATCTCACCCGAGAACAGGTTCAGAAACTCAAGGACGAAGGAGTGTTGCAGTACCGGCACTTCTCCACTTTCGATGTGAGTGCCATGCCCGATGATAAGGTATACACCATTCGCATTTACAAGAAAGGCGAGCGTGTGTTCCCGAAGGGGTTTGCTGCGTTCCGCATTGGATACATTCAAGTGGCACACAACTTCCCACCCATGACCGCCAAGTATCTGTACGAGCGGTTCACGGAACACGCCAAGGAGCAGAAGACTCCGCTTGTGATCTACGATCCTTCATCGGGATGGGGAGGTCGTATTCTTGGCGCCATGAGTGTGCGCGATGATCGCAAGATTCATTACATCGGAACCGATCCAAACCCTGAACTGTACTACATTGACGAAGACACGGGTGAAGAGCGTCCTCGTTATGCCGATGTTGCAGATTTCTACAATACCAAGACATACCGAGGCAATCCGTTCTTCAGCGAAACCAACACCTACGAAATCTACAGACTAGGTTCAGAAGAGATTGGCAAAGATCCACGCTTCAAGAAGTACAAGGGCAAGATCGACATGATCTTCACAAGTCCTCCATACTTCAACAGAGAAGCCTACTCTCAGGACGAGAACCAATCGTACAAGAAGTATGGTTCGTCGTATGAAAGTTGGCGTGATGGGTTCCTGCGACCAACGCTGAAGACTTGTGCTGAGTTCTTGAAGCCTGATCGCTACTTGTTATGGAACATCGCAGACATTCAAATTGGCGGGGAATATCTTCCACTTGAAGAAGATTCACGAAGATTCCTTGAAGAGTTCGGACTTGTGTATAAATACAAGGTGAAGATGGCGATGGAATCTATGCCTGGGCAAAATCGACTTGATGAAGAAACAGGTCTTCCCATGTGCAAGAACTATTGCAAGATTGATGGTGACTACATGAAGTATGAACCTGTTTATGTGTTTTACAAACCAAAGGAGAGATCATAATGGCAAAGAAGAGTGAGTATGCGAAAGTGGAAAATGATGAGAAGAAGCCAGTTATAGTAATGGATTGGACTTACATTTGGTTGGCTGGTGATGGTACTATTCGTAGTGCTAACTACACCTCAGTTGGAGAAACTCCCAAGACACAGCGATTCGATGGTTCTGCTTGCAAGCAAGCATCGACAGATAATGCTGATCTGTTCTTGGTTCCCGTTCGTACCATCAGACATTTCATGTTTGAAGGTATGACCCGCGACTCGGGTATTGTGTTGTGTGAAGTACAAACCGCAGATGGAACTCCTCATGCATCTAATGCCCGTGCTGATCTGCGAAAGTTTCTCAGCACAAACGATTTGAAGAGTGTGAAGATTGGATTCGAGCAGGATGCTTTACTCATTGATCCTGATACTCGTCAACCGTATCGCTGGCCAGTAGGAAAGAATGAAAAGGGAGAACCCCAAGTTGTATTCCCTGGTCCTCAAGGCAGATACTATGGTGGTTCTGGCGACTTTCAACGAGGCAGAGAACTGGTTGCTTCTTTCTACGACCGATGTGCGTGGAGAGGAATCAGTATGCATTCATACAATGCAGCAATCTGCCTATCACAATGGTCATTTGTTACTGAAGAAACTGATGCTCTGACTGCTTGCGACAATCTGATTATCTTGCGGTATCTGTTGGAAAATACGGCAGAAGATCGAGATAATCCTCGGTGTGTAATCAGTTATGCACCAAAGAGTTTTCCTGGCACAGAATGGAATGGTAACGGATGTATCTTCCGTCTGTACATGGACAACTACACCAAGTCTAGTGGAAATGCAGGACTCGCCAAGTCAATTTGCGAAACCATTGGAGAAGATCACCGCGAACATATGGCAGCATATGGTGCAGGCAATGAGCAACGCCTGGTTGGAAAGACAGGCGGAATCAGCGACTTCAACAAGTTCACTTGGGGATTTGGTGATCGTACTGCATCTCTGTGTGTGCCTACCGTTCCTTTGAACACGGATGCGGCACATCTGCTGTACATCGAAGATCGCCGTCCAAGCGCCAATGTAGATCCATATGCGGGCGTTCTTGCCCTTTCTCGTAGCCTTGTTAAGACTATAGGTTTGACGCCATCATCATCAAAGACTGAGGCATTTGAACCTAAACTTGTAAAGTGACTTGACTAGTATCAGATCCATCGTATACTTACGGTGCGATGAAAAATTACAACAAAACACTAGAACGCGCATATGGTTCTGAGCCTGTTTGGAGCGCAGAGTCTTTTGCCTCAAAAGATGAGGAAGACTCTGCGCTTCAACGGGCTATTAGTTGGTATTGGGGTAAAGGAACCAAACGAGACAAAAAGCGGTGGGTATTAGACTACTGCAAGCATTCCAAGATGGATGCTGAAACAATCAAGTGCATTGCACAAAATAGCATCAAGAGTTATTCTGGCATAGGATATCTGTGCCGAATGCTTACTCGCGGCGCTCCGTTGCCAGATGAAACTACACAGAAGATTACACGCGAGATTGAGGATCTAAAGCGAACTGGTGCTGCCGTCCTCGCCAAGCGTCAGGGCACCGCTCTGCCGTCCATCCAAGAGCGCACCGAGCAGAAGTACCGCGAGTACTTGGGTGACATTGATGCATTCGTGGATTCAGTTGTGGATGCTTGCTCAAAGAAGCAAGAGATGAAGTTTGATCCTGCCGGGTGGGCAACTACCCACGGAGTCAAGGCATTACATTGTGGTAAAATTGCCGCATACATTGAAAACACCTATCTGCAAGAGATGGCAACAGCATATGCTGGCAAAGATGAACAACTGGTCGAGGGATATTCCTTTCTGACCAAGCCGCGTTTCAAGAAACTCATACAGATGCTTTCAGAAACGGCTAATGCTTTCCGTATATTTGCTGACGAGAAGCGTTCCGAGCGTAAGCCTCGCAAGAAAAAGCAGAAGAGTCCTGACCAAATCATCAAGAAGGTAAAGTACTTGGCTGAGTCTAAGGAATACAGCATCAAAAGCGTATCGCCAGAGAAGATCATTGGCAGCGAAATGGTGGTTGTGTTTAACGAGAAGTACCGTACACTAACTGTACTCTTTGCAAAAGATCCGCGTGGACTCAGCGTAAAGGGAACCACCATCATCAACTACGATGAAGCCAAGTCTGTATCCAAGAAACTCCGCAAACCAAAGGATGTGTTGAGCAAACTTACTGGTGTTCGTGCAGTACAAACTGTGATGAACACCATCAAGACCAAACCCGCAAAGATGAGCGGGAGAATCAATGAGAACTGTATTCTCATTGGAGCCTACTAATGATTCTAATTGATAACAACCAAGTGCTGTTGGGAAGCCTGTTCGCTCTTACAAAGGGTGATGCTGCCCAGTTTTCAGAAGACCTGTTACGACACACGGTGCTGAACATCTATCGTACATACAGACAGAAGTTTCGTGATGCCGGTGAGATTGTTCTCTGCCATGAGGGTGGTAAGTGCTGGCGTAACTCTGTGTTTCCTCAGTACAAACAGAACAGAGCCAAGGCAAAGGCGTCGTCTGATGTTGATTGGAAGGCGATCTATGGAATGATTGACGGAATCCGCGAAGAGATTCACGATGTGTTTCCGTATCGCCATATGCGAGTGCCAGGAGCAGAGGCAGATGATGTGATCGCCATCTTGACCAAGCACCACTCTATTAACGAACAGGTCATTATTGTTTCTAGCGACAAAGATTTTCAGCAGTTGCAAATTTACCCGAATGTTCGTCAATGGAGTCCCATGACAAAGGGATTTGTTGTGTGCAAGAATCCAACCGAGTTCTTAGTGAACCATATTCTTGCAGGAGACTCAAGCGACGGCATTCCTAATGTCCTGTCTGATGACGATTGTTTCATTACTGATGGCAAGCGTCAGACTCCTCTGACCAGTAAGAAGTCTGCTGCTATTCAAGAGCAGATTCTTATTGTGGGTAATGTGTTTGATGGTACAGCAAATATGCCAGACAAAGTAAAAAGAAACTGGGATCGTAATCGCTGCATGGTGGACTTTAGATACATACCTGTGGAGTTGGAGAAATCTATTCTGCAAAAGTATGCAGACTCCACCCCAACACGCAAAGGAAATATCCTTTCATACTTGATGGAACATAAGATGAAAAACTTAGTTCAAGTTGTTTCGGAATTCTGATATGAGTAAACCGTGGAACAATTGGGAAGAATCGGGTTCTTTTGAACGCTTTCATAAGGATCGCGGTATAAAGAAAAAGCAAAAGCGCGGCGACCGTCATTCACAGAAGCAAAAGATGCGAGAAGCATCTTCTGACATTGAGCGTTACGAAGACGACTCGTTTGAGGATTATCAAGATGAGCGCACCAAACAACGGTAAAAAGATTGTTGCTACCGGAGGGTGGTCTAAGGGAACACCCAAACAGCGTTCACCTGCTTCTACTCCAATCCCTACTCCAGGACCGCAACATCCACCTTCTCTACTGAACAAGGTAAAGAGTGTGGTAGAAGCGTATGCTTCACGCGGAATCACTCAAGACAAGAGATGCGACGAAGAAACCAAAAGGGTTCGTTTGGTTTCCTGCCATGGAGACTCTGCTAGAGGTATTGAACCATGTCAGTTTAGGCGAGATAGTCAGGCAGAGCAAGGTAGATTCTATTGTGGTGAGTGTGGCTGCGGAGATAGAGCGGCAACTTGGCTGAATGCCAAGCAGCCAGAAGATTACACGAAACTTGACTTCCCGAAAGTTGTTTGTCCACTCAGTATGCCTGGATTCACAAACTACACTCCTAGCGCAGAAGAAACTGTCGAACGAAGAATGAAGTACGACTTTACCCGAAAGGAGCAGATCGAACGGCAAGTAGACCTGACGATCAAGAAAACCGATGCGACGAATTAATCGCCCAACAAGACTCAACAACTCACCACAGACATCTAGACCATCGCCGAATCAACCTGCAAACATACAGGCACGGCAAATAAACTCTGCACCACCCAATCCTGAAAAATCTAAAGGTTGTGGTTGCAAGAAACCAAGGTGAAAGTATACTTTGTGAACCCCTTACAGAATGGAGACATTATGACTGCTACTGCTACTGAAAACGAAACTGGTATGAAACTATCTCAAGAAACTCTCGCTGTTCTCAAGAACTTCGCCTCGCTGAACTCAAACATTCTCATCCGTCCAGGCAACACTATTGCCACCGTGACTCCTGTAAAGAATGTCATGGCTGAGGCAACCGTAGACGAAACTTTCGACATCGAGTTTGGCATTTGGGACTTGAATAAGTTTCTTGGTGTGATCTCGCTGTTCAAGGAACCGCTGCTGACTTTTGGAGAGAAGTCTGTGGTAATCTCTGATGCGGCTCGCAAGAATGCACCGAGTGTCAATTACTACTACTGCGAACCAAGTCTGCTGACTGCTCCCAAGAAGAGTATCACTATGCCCGATATTCTTGTGTCATTCAAGTTGACCGCAGACAATGTTGCTGAGATCATGCGAGCCAGTTCTGTGCTACAGGTTGGTGACATCTCTGTACGCGGAACGAAAGACAAGATTGAAGTTGTCGTGTTCGACAAGTCAGACAAGGGTTCCAACACTTACTCCATCGTTGTGGGAGAGAACAAGGCGAAGACCAAGTTTGATATTCACATGAAGGTTGACAATCTGAAACTCATGCCGGGCGATTACGATGTGCATATCAGCAAGAGCATTGTCGCCAAGTTCTCACATTGCAGCAAGGACTTGACTTACTTCGTTGCGCTTGAAGCAACTTCAAGCACTGCCTCTAAGGAGTAAACATGACTGCTACGGTAACCGAATACCTTTGGGTGGAGAAGTACCGCCCAAAGGTGATTGCGGACTGCATTCTTCCGTCTGCGATGAAGAAGACTTTCACCGACATGGTGGAGTCGGGCGAGGTGCAGAACTTACTGCTATCGGGTGGAGCAGGATGCGGGAAGACTACAGTTGCCCGTTCCTTGTGCAACGAACTGGATAGCGACTGCATCATCGTCAACTGCTCAGAAGATGGAAACATTGATACCCTCCGTACTCGCATCCGAAACTTTGCGAGTACGGTATCCATGTCAGGCAACAAGAAGGTTGTGATTCTTGACGAGTTTGATTACTCGAATGCCCAAAGCACACAGCCTGCTCTGCGTGGATTCATGGAAGAGTTCAGCGCGAACTGCCGGTTCATCCTGACTTGTAACTTCAAGAACAGGATCATCGAACCGCTTCAATCGCGGTGTACTTGCATCAACTTCCAAATCCCAACCAAAGAACGACCCACCCTCGCCAAGCAAATGCTTCAGCGAGTCAAAGGCATCTTGGATGCCGAAGGTGTCGCATACGATGACAAGGTGCTTGTCGAACTCATAATGAAGCACTTCCCCGATTTCCGCCGCATCTTGAATGAGTTGCAGCGGTATTCGGTGTCTGGCAAGATTGATGTGGGTATCCTGACTCAACTTGGTGAAATCAAGATCAAGGAACTCATCTCTGCCTTGAAAGACAAGGACTTCACATCGGTTCGCAAGTGGGTTGTAGAGAACTCTGATGCTGATTCAGCATCTCTGTTTCGCAAGATTTACGAGTCCATGTACGATTGCTTTACTCCGTCTAGCATTCCGAAGTTGGTTCTGATTCTGGCAGAGTACCAGTACAAGGCAGCATTTGTTGCCGATGCAGAGATCAACATGACTGCTTGCTTGACCGAGATTATGATGGAGTGCGAGTTCAAATGAGGAGAATTTCATACACGCTCGGGCCGTCTCGTGACATGGTAGATAGAGAATTACTTAGACAAGGTTGGTTTTCGTACAAGGGATATATCACCATGCAACATCCCAATATCACTGAATGCTTTAAGGAGTTGTTCAGACAAACTAAACCAGTCAGAGTTCTTGAAATTGGTACTTCTCATGCAGGACTGACGCTTCTGCTACGCGACACCCTAGATGAACTAGGAATGAACTCAACCAAAATCATTACTTGGGACATCCATAACATAGGCAAGACTAACGCTGAATCTCTTGGATATTCTACTGATGCGATTGAGTTCCGAGTAGAGAACATCTTTAACTATGGGGAAGCAACATTGATTCCCGAAAAGCATGATGGGGTTGCAAGTATTATCGCTTCCGAAGGAACTACGATAGTCCTGTGTGATGGTGCAAACAAGATGCATGAATTGACTGCTCTCTCCCCGCTCTTAAAATCAGGAGATGTTATCATGGGACATGACTATCATCCTGACAAAGAACTACTTAATTCAATGTCGAATGAAGAGAAGTTAGACAAGAATCTTTGGCTTTGGTGTGAAACATGGGATAGTGATTTGAAAGTTCCAGCCGATGTGATTCCTTATATGAAATCTGAGTTTACTCAGGTTGCATGGCTCTGCATGAGGAGAGCATAATGCGACCTATTGGTAAGTGGGTTGCTGTACGCACCGATCTTGGTAAAGAGAAGAAGACCGAGGGTGGAATCATCTACAAGGATGATAATACCAAGGGTCACTTTGTACTTGCTGAAGTGGTTGCGGTTGGATGTGGAATCACCGAGGATATTCGTGTGGGAGATATGGTGTATTGGGAACTAGCGACTAATCGTGGCAATCACTACGGTGATCTAGACTTGGTACATCAGGATCACATTGCTTTGGTGGTGCGAGATGCCGCTTAAACTCACAGACTACCTGAACGCCATCAATGTGAACAAGAACTCGTTGTGTGATGAAGAGCATGACGAGAAGGGATATGTTCCGTTCTTGGTGAACCGAGGACTGTCCTACTTCCCTGATACCATCTTGCAAGCAAACGCGATGAATCGTTATGGTTCCCTGCGTAAACGAATGCAGTTTGATTTTCTGCGGCATAGCATCCGCTCTAGGAAACGATTCAGTAAATGGTTCAAGGCAGAAGAAGCAGAAAATCTGGCATCTATCAAAGAGCGGTATGGTTGCTCTGATGCCAAGGCTAAAGACATCATGCGAGTACTGACACCCGAACAGATCACTAACATTGTGCGCTCTACCTATCGGGGCGGTGTCTAAGTTAGCCGGTTCCTACATATTTGTAAAGATGAGGCATACTCATTGGCATGGAGTGCATATGTATGGAACACCAACCCAAAATCACCGTTGAAGAATTAGTAGAGATCACACTGGCAAAGCCAGATGATTTCCTAAAGGTAAAGGAAACCCTGACCCGCATTGGGATTTCCTCCAAGACTGAAAAGAAACTGTATCAGTCTTGCCATATTCTACACAAGCGGGGCAAATACTATATCGTCCATTTCAAGGAACTGTTCGCGCTTGATGGTCTTCCGTCCACGCTGACCGAAGCAGATATCGCTCGACGCAATACCATTGTGACTTTGTTGAACGAATGGGGACTCGTCAAAGTAGTTGATCCCACAAAGACAGCAAATATCACCGCAGGCCTTGCTCAAATCAAGATCATTCCCCACAAGGAAAAGGGAGATTGGGAACTGGTTCCCAAGTATCATATCGGTAAGAAGTTCTAAGAGAGAGTGACATGAAAATTGACCTTCGTAATGTACAAACTAGATGGATCAATCTAGACCGAGCAACTTCAAATGCCAAACAAATGACTGAGCAATTTGATCGCTTGGGATTCACTTCGCATATGCGAATCCCAGGCAGGATCATTCCACCACCAAAAAACCTATCCGCTGTTAAACTCAGAGCGTTTGGCAAACACTACATGGGATGTGGACAAGCGCACATTGATGCCTTGCTATCAGCAAGCAAGGGATCTGTTCTTGTGTTGGAGGATGATGCTCTTGCAACTGAAGCATTCGTACCTGTGATAGAAGTGCCGGATGATACTGATGCCGTGTATCTTGGTATTTCTCATGGAAATAAGAAGCAAGCAATTGTTGACTTGAACAATGGATGGTACAGAATCTTCGGTATGCTCGCAGCACACGCAGTACTGTATGTGTCCGAAAGATACAAGAACTATGCAGCAGACATAGCGCATATGTGTTTGTACACCAAGCAAATTCCTATGGATAATGGATTTGCCGCAGCACAGAGTAAGTTCAAAGTGATTGCTGCCTCTACCCCAATGTTCGTACAGTCCGCTGAACGGGAAAGTCAAAACAAATGGCAAAGTCTTACTGATCGTCCACTTGTTCCGACTCATGTGCAAGCATTGAATGAACTGATTCCTATTCCCTCTAAGTAATGGAGACACAATGCAGTTTGGCTTTCATCAACTGTATGCAAACGCGCCACTTCCCACATACGCAACTGAACATTCTGCTTGTTTTGATTTGGCAGCACACCTTGTGGATGATCGTGGATATCTTAGAATCATCAAATCGGTTGATGCTGAAAACACTATGGGTGATATGCTCAGACTTACTCCACGGCACATCTCTGATTTGATGATTCCCCCGCAAACTACTGTACTGATTCCAACTGGATTGATTGCAAAGATTCCTATGGGATACTCTGTTCGAGTGCATATGCGATCAAGCGTTGCACTAAAGCGTGGACTTATTATGCCGAACGGAGAAGGTATCATTGACGCAGACTATTTTGATGAGTTGTTCCTGATGGTCAGGAACGCATCAAGCGCCATTGTTACAGTAAAACATGGCGAAAGAATCTGTCAAGGTGATCTTGTAAGCATACTTAGGTTACCCATCGAACAGATACATACTAGACCCGAACAAACTACAGATCGTATCGGTGGGTTTGGATCAACAGGAAGGTGATTATATTATGACTCGTGATGAACTTTTGGCATGGCACAAAGAAATCTGCGAAAGCGGCCGCATCCTCATGGATGCGAAGAACCGAGACTACGCAGGCAATGACGGACTAGAACCGTTCGCAAACTTTACAAGAGTAGAATCAATGGGCATCTGCTCCACCGAGCAGGGGTTCTTGGTTCGTCTTACTGATAAGATGAGCAGACTCAGTTCGTTTGTTGAGTCTGGCAAACTTCATGTTTCCAATGAGAGTTTCATGGATACTTGTGTAGATGTAATCAACTATATGGTTCTGTTGAGTGCTTACTTGAAAGAGAAAGAGAGAGTACAAAATGGCAAGCGATGAACGCATTTTCCTTCAGATTGCAGCATATCGTGATCCTGAACTGGTTCCTACCATCAAGGACTGTTTAGACAAGGCAAAGTACCCTGATCGCCTACGATTTGGGATTTGCTGGCAGCACGAGGCTACTGATCCGTGGGACGCTGAACTACAAGAGTTCAAGAATGATCCTCGCTTCAAGATCATTGATGTGCCGTGGAATCAAAGCAAGGGAGCGTGTTGGGCACGCAACTCTATCCAAGAGCAACTGTATGGCGGAGAAGAGTACACGCTCCAACTAGACTCTCATCATCGCTTTGCTCAAGATTGGGATGAGACTCTGATCGGATGGATCAAGGAGTTACAGGCAAAAGGACACAAGAAACCACTTCTTACTGCATATGTAACTCCGTTCAATCCTGAGCAACATCGCGGCCGACAGCACGATGATCTGCTTGAAAAGAACCATGCACTATACTTGGAGTTTGACCGATTCACCCCCGAAGGATGTGTGTTCTTCAAGCCTCACTACATTGATGGTACTTGCTTTTGGGCAGGCAATGGAAAGAAGTTTGAAGAACTGACATCTCCGATTCCTTGTAGGTTCTTCTCTGCTCACTTTGCTTTCACTATTGGAGACATGGTGCGAGAAGTTCCACACGATCCCAACTACTACTTCCACGGAGAAGAGATTTCGTTGGCAATGCGTTGCTTCACCCACGGGTATGATCTGTTCACCCCACATAGAAATGTGGTGTGGCATGAATACACCCGCGAGTATAGAACCCATAAGCATTGGGTAGATCATGTTGATCAGAACAAAGATAAACTGGTGGATGGTATGAATTGGGTTGAGCGTAACAACATTTGCCATCATAGAAACCGAGTTCTGTTTGAGATGGAATACGATCCAAACATTGTGTTTGGCAAGTACGGTAAGGGCAAAGAAAGAACTCTTCAGCAATACGAGGAGTATGCTCAACTAGATTTCAAGAACCGTTGCGAGAGACTACCTGAAGGCAAGATTAGAAATGCCACACTTTTGGTATGGGACGAGAAGCAATTCCACCAAGCGAGCGATCTAGAGTTTGTTGTGTGTGCTATCCACAATGATTCTAACGATACACTTTGGAGAGAAGACTTTAGGCCTGAGACTAGACCTATCATGTGGGACAAGGCTATCAAGTCTAAAGACGATCTCCGCGAAGGGCACTCTAAACTAGCAGTAACTTTTGTGAGTCCTGTGGATAGCAAACCTTCCAAGTTTGTTCTCTGGCCTTATAGTAAGTCTAAAGGATGGCTCAATAAAATTGAGAAGCCAATTCATCTAGGATATTGAGGGTAACTATGTCTTCACTCACGATTGTAAGTGGACTAATCAATATAGGTAGAGGAGAGATGGAAACATCTTTCTCACGGCCTTTCAATCACTACAAAGAAACCTTTGGTAAGTTGCTTCGGGCAGTAAAGTGTCCGATGATGTTGTTCATTAGTCCTGATTT